ATCTCAGCTAAGATTTCAGCAGATAAGATGTTTGACAATTCAGTTTCAGCGTCTAAGCCGTGAATTGCTTTAAGGTCTTGTGCTAATTCCATAGTGTACTCAGCCTTTAACGCTCTGCTTCCTGCCGTTACAGTTGATTTCTCAATTGAGAACGCCATTTCAGCAAAACTATTACCAGCAGCATCCCCTAGAGCTTCTGCGTAAGCAGTAGTCATAGCAGTACCAGTTGTGTAACCAGTAGATGTGCCGATTGAGTCGTTAAGTACAGCTGGGTTTTCACCAGATTGTGCTACAGCGGAAGCCCCACTTACAGATGATCCTGCTTTGTTTCTAGCAGAAAAGTCTGTATCAGCTTCGTCAAAAAGAGCTTCACCACCACTTTGAGATGTAAATCTACTTCTCATTGCGAAAATCAGACCAGTTGGACCTGACATAGGTTGAACGCCTGCAATATCGTAAGCGATAAGGTTAGGCATTGCTCTTCTAACTAAACTAATTAAAATAGGATTCCAATTTTGTATAGATGAACCAGTTGCGTTAGTAGGTGCAGCTTCTGATAAGAAAGCAGCGTCTTCTTTTAACGCTTTCTCTTGGTTCTCTAATACCATTGAAGTAACGGCTCTTTTGTAACTTTCCTTAATCTCTGGAAGATCAGGATGATCCAAAACGGGCTGCCACTTTGATTGTATTGATTCAGATAAAAACATTTTCTATCTCTCCTTCTTTTAGTTTAAACTAAAACCCTTACTTTATGTAAGGATTCTTTTTTGATTTACTAATTGCAGCAGTGTATGCAGCCATTGATTCAGACAAGTTTACACTTGGTGAACCAGCATTTTGTTCTGCTACTTCATTAGATTCAGTATCACTCGCTTTTGCTTTAGGGTAGTAAGAATTTTTTAATGTTTCTACACTTTTTCTAAAACTGTCAGCGTCTTTATATTCAATTCCTTCTGCTAAACCTGTAAGTTTATCTACTTCAGTTGCAGCCAAGTCAGATGAAACATCTTTGATAATTTCTTCTCTTGTTGATTCTGCAATTTTCTGATTTAACTCAATGTTTTTTTCCATAGATTTGTTATAGTCTTCTTTTAACTTCTCTATTTCAGCAGCTTGAGATTCAATTACATCATACTTCTCTTGTGGAACATTGATGTAATGTGACTCAAATAAAGATTTAAGACCACCGATAAAATCTTCAGTAATCTCATTTCTTAAGCCTTTTTCTATTGCCAATTCGTTTTCTTTCATCCACTCCTCGACAACATAGTTTAGATAAGCATCCACTTTGTCAACGATTTCTTCTTTAACTTCAGAAACTTTTTCATTGACTTTAGTTTCATACTCGCCTTCTAAATTTTCAATTTCTTCAACGAGTTTTGCTTTGACAGCAGCTTCAAATACAGTCGCAGCTTTTTGTTTAAACTCCGATGTTAATTCTTCGCCTTCAGTTAAAGCAGCAACATCTTCTTTCATGTCCATGTTTTTAACTTTGTCTTTAGCAGTCATCATTTCTTTTTTAGCTTCTTTTTCTTTATCAGCTACTTCAGAAACTTCTTTTTTCTTCTCGTCTTCTTTATCAGCCACTTCTTTCATATCTTCTTTATCTTTAGAAGCTTTCATCATCTCGTCTTTCTTCATTTCTTTTTCTTTATCAGCGACTTCTTTTTTCATTTCTTTTTCTTTGTCAGCGACTTCCTTAACATCTTTCTTCTCGTCTTCTTTTTCTTCAGACTTGTCGTCTTTTTTGTCAAGGTATTTTTTAAGACCTGCAGGTAACTCACCTTCTTTCATATCTTCTTTGTCTTTAGAAGCTTTCATCATTTCTTTTTTCTCATCATCTTTATGAGCTACTTCTTTCATGTCTTCTTTTTCTTTTTCGTCTTTCTTCTCGTCAGCTTCGTAAGCAGCAGCCATAGTTTCTTTTTCTTTGTCTGCTTCTTTTTCTGCTTTTAGAGTAGGCATTGGGTCGGCTGCTCCTGCACTTTTTTGTTGTGGGTCACCAGTAATGTGATTAACCCCTTGTGCGAAATCTACTTTAGCGTCCGTCGGTGAAGTGATTGCTTTATTCATCACTTGTTGTACAGTTGCCTGTAACGACTTTGCTGGTTCAGCTGGAGCGGCGTTTTTAGTTGGCAAATCTGCCACAGTTTTATCAGCCATTGTTCTATCTCCTCAATAGTTTATAGTTGTTATTATTGCAATAATTACACCATTCCTAACGGAATGTGTCAATTACTATTTATAAAATTACAGCTTTTTAAGAAATGATTCAAAGATTTTAGCATTAACTTCTGCTATCTTTTCTCTTTTTATCTTTTCTTCAGCCTGTACTTTTAATTCTTTTACTTCTTGCTCTTTCAATATCCCATTATTCCAAACCCACTCTTTGCCTTCCATAATGCCTTCTACAAAAGCGTCTGGAGCACTTGGGTCTGCGACTATATCAGCCGCGGTTGCAAGATAAAAATCGTCTTTGACTACATTAGCACCACCTACATTTGCAAGTGTGCCCATTCCTCTACTTGAAACACCTAATTTTGCACCCTCATCAATTAAACTTTTCACTATTTTTCCATATGGGGTATCTAAAATACGTGCCTCACCTATAAAATTACTGCCTTCTGGATTGAGAGCTTTGATCATATGCGATACTCTTTCTAAATTTACTGTCGGGCCATCAGGATGACCAAGTTCGCCAAAAGCTCTATTTTTTTGAATAAACTCTCTATTATAACGAGCTACTTCTTTTTGTAAGATTTCTTTAGGATAGATTCTTCCATTTCTATTTTTCACATCGGATTGCATGAATACACCTTTAATGGCATAATTCTTTTTGCCATTAGCTTCTTCTACAATATATTCTGCGTTTGATATTTCTTCGGTAATTAATTTCATTTGTATCTATCTCTAATTTCTCTCTAATATTTATACAAATTATTATCTGAAAACCACTAAAATCGTGTAATTATCACCATTTGCAAAATTCTTTGTGGATAGTAAAACATCACCTGTTGGTGTTGTAGCGTTATTAACTATCTCGTTACCATCTGCTCGTAAGTCCCAAAAACCTTGACCAGACAATGAAACTGCGGTAGCGTTTGTTGCGCCATCCCATATTAATTCTACAGATGATTTGCCTGATTGTGTATTTACAGACCAAAAGATTTTAGAGATTTTTCTTGTCCCATCTTCGGTCATAAAAGTTGTATTGCTAGCGTCAATTTTTTGTACTAAATTTTCACCTGTACCGTCTGAAAAGTTAGTCATTTTGACAGCATACTTTACACCTGTTGTATCTGTTAATACCTGTGTTGAAACTGTATCAGCCATATTAGTGTCCTACGCCAACAGCAGTAGCACTTACAGCACCACTTGATGAAATTGTATGTTTAGCATGTTTTTCAATTGTAATTTCATCGCCAGCAGAGTGTAATAACGTTGTACCTAATGTAGTACTACCATCTTTAACTGTAATAGTATTTGTACCAGCAGTTGCAACTATTCTTACAAAGTGTGCTTTACCAATATCGTTATCAGATAAAGTACCTGCAACAGCTGATCCTTTAAGTATAAATGTTCCCATTTCTATCTCCTTAAAATTGTTAGTGTTTCTTTATCAAAATAATTCATTAAATCTTGTTTGCTGACACCGAATTGTTTTGCAGCGTTATTAACATTCTTTTCAAAGTTTGCAATAACGTCACCGTCTTTGTCAGCCATTCTAAACACCATATCAACAGCACGCTTCATTTTAGGCGTGAGTTTGTTATACTGCCTAGTACGTTTATAATCGTTTGCTTCAGTTATATTATCTTTTATAAAATTACTGAGCCACTTCATCACTTGACGCCTCTGGTGTTGCAGGAGTTTCAGCACTTATATCATTACCACTAAACACGTTTGCTTCTGGAGCGTCTGCGCCTTGTTGTCCTGTAAATGCCGATCTTGCCACATCAGTTTTTGCGTCATCTAAAGCAGACGAAACTTTATCAGCAAGAGCATTTTTTAAATCATCTCCTGCTTGTTTGTTGTCGCCTTTTTGTAACGAATTAACAAATTTTCCTATATTCTCTTTACTCATTATTTATCTCCTAATGTCGGTTTTTCTTCTTTACCACCATCCTCTTCTTCTCTAGGACTAATGGCGTTTTGTTCTGGCGCTTGTTCAGCACCTTCTTCTTCAATTTGTTTGTCAATTTCTTCTTGTTCTTGTTCATTTTGTTTTAATATTTTTGTTCTAATGTAATCATTTGAGAAATACTTACCAACATAACCTTCTAGTTGTTGAGCAAGTTGTACTCTTTCTCTCATCATTTCACTATGTTTTAATTCAGCAAAGTAACCATCTTGTAAGAAAGTATATGTAATATCTCCCATCATTGAATCCCATTCTTCAGGTGCAATAACACCTTTTAGAATTAATTGTGTCTTCAATAGATCATGGAATAACATTGTAAATTTCTTTCTTAAACGACCTACAAATTTAGTAAATTTAACTTCATCTCTACTAATTTCTGCAGCTCTACCAAGATTGAAACCTTGACCACCTTCTAATCTACTAATAGGTAT